GCGGACAGCGGAGAGGCGACCGGGCTGCGGTGGGCCACGTTGTCCGGGCTCGTCTACGGGCTCGGCGGCGACGGCGACGTGACCATCAGTAGCAACACGTCGCTCAGCGCGCCGATGTTCTACAACAACCTCACGGTCGACGCAGGGGTCACGCTCACCGTCCTGCAATACCCGATCTACGTCGCTGGGACGTTGACACTGAACGGCACGATCAGCGGCGCAGGCAACGACGCGGCCAACAACGTCGGCGGCGGCATTCTCAGCAACAACCGCCTGTGGCTGTCAGCCGGGACTCAAGGCCCGAACGGGACCACCGGCGCGGGCGCGAACGGTGCGAACACCAGCAACGGCCTCGGTGGCAACGGCGGCGCTGGCGGCTCCGGATGGTCGTCGATCGCTGGCGGCAACGGTGGCACCGTCACCAACCCGAGCAGTGAGCTCGGCGGCGTGAACTCACCATCGCAGATGACCAACGCATGGATCTGCCAAGCGAACGCGTTCGGCGTCACCTCCGGCACGCGCTGGGGCACCGGTTCAAGCGGAGGGACCGGTGCAGGCGACGCTACGGCGGCGGGCGCAGGCGGTGGCGGTGGCGGTGGCGGCGTGTGGATCGCCGCTCGTCGTCTCGCCGGCACCGGGACCATCACCGCCAAGGGCGGCAACGGAGCGAACGGTCGCGGCACCAACGGCGGCGGCGGTGGAGGTGGAGGTGGAGGCGTGGTGATCCTCATCACGCAAGCCACGTCGAACCCGTACACCGTCAACGTGGCGGGCGGCACCGGTGGGACCGGCGCCGGGACCGGCAACGCAGGAACGAACGGCTCCAGCGGCCGCTCCTACGTGTTCCTCGGTGTCGCATGAGACGCGTCTGGATCACCGACCGGCCCTACCCGGCCGACGCTGCCACGATCGCCGCCGCGACGGCGGCGGGCGCTACAGAGATCGTTCACGGCGTCCCGGCGTCCCTCGCTGCGCTCGGCGTCGACACGCTCGGGCTGCACGAGATCCCCGAACCGGAACCGCAACCGCAGTCGCTCGACCCGGCGGGCGCGCTCGCGACCCTGCTCGTCGTCGCCGGCGTGCTCGACATCACCGACGCAGCGAACGCGGTCGGCCGCAAGCCGGAGGACTTGGTGGCGGAAGCGCAAGCGTGGTCCGCAGGCGCAGGGAGGAACAAGCGTGGCTGACAACGTCGCAATCACCGCCGGTTCGGGCACGGTCATCGCGACCGACGAAATCGGCGGCGTCAACTACCAGCGCGTCAAGCCCGCGTGGGGAACGGACGGGACCGCGGTCGACGTGTCTGCGTCGAACCCGCTCCCCGTCGCTGCGTACGGCGAGCTCGTCGAAGCGATCGAGGCGCTGCGCATGGCCGTGCAAGCGTTGCTGCGCTCCGGCGTCGGCCTGTCGACGATGGACCCGGCCACCGGCCGTCTCCGCGTCGAAGTAGCGCAGGCGACCGCCGCCAACTTGAACACCACGGCCACGATCGCGTCGGGCACCGTCACCACCGTGTCGACCGTGACGAACCAAACCCAGATGGGCGGCCTGCCCGCTGTCGATCAGATCCCGGCGTTGATGGCGATCGCTGCGTCGTCGGCCCGCCGCAACATCTCCGTCTCCTGAGAGGACCCGATGACGACCACGAACGGGAACCGCAAGATCCTCGATCTGAAGCGTTGGGAGGTGGCAGCGCCGGCGCCGACGGCGACCGCCGCGGCCCGCTTCGTCGTGTCCTCGCGCCACTACCGCCAGCAGCAGCTGTACGTCGAAAGCGCGACGGCGGCGTGGATGTATCTGCCGGAAGAGGACGGGTGGACGGCGCTCGCTTCACCGGCGCTGGCGGGTACGTTCGCCGCCGGTGCGTGCGGGACCGCCACAGCGATCGGCCCCTCGGGCACGGCGACCGCAGGCACTACGACGACGCTGACGACCAACCTGACGCTGGCACGCGACCTCCGGGGATACAAGATCCACTTGACCGGTGGGCCGGGGGCAGGTGACGTTCGCACGATTGCGTCGAACACCATCGGCACGAACAGCGTCATCACGGTCACCTCGGCGTTCTCGTCGACCCCGACGACGTCGACCACCTACCGGCTCCTCACCCCCCGCTGGTACGTGTTGAACGCCGTCACCGCGAGCGGCACCACGACCGCCAACCTGTTCAAGTTCTACTGCTTCGCCTTGAACACTTGGACCTCGGCTGAGACGGGCGCGACCGATGGTGTCGCCCCGGCCGCGGTGATCGGCACCGACAGCCGGCTCGTGCACACGCCGTCGTTCTCCGACGACGACTTCGTGTCGTTCGCGACCGGCACGGCGACCTCGGCGACGGGCACGACCCTGGTCAACTCGGCCAAGACGTGGACCACGAACCAGTGGACGAACTACCAAGTGAGGATCACGGGCGGCACTGGCGCCGGGCAGGTGCGGACGATCTCGTCGAACACGTCGACGACGCTCACGGTGCCGACCTGGACGACCACGCCCGACAACACGAGCACGTACAGCATCGAAGGCTGCGACGACTTCATCTACTACATGGGCTCGAACGCCGTCACGCTGTACCGCTACAGCATCTCGGGCGGCACCTGGACCACGCTGAGCCCGACCGTCGCACGCGGCGCAGCACCCGGCATCGGCATGTCCGGGCACTGGGTGTGGGGGTGCACGAAGACCGACTGGACCGACGAGTCGAACATCCAGAACGGCCGCTACATCTACTCGTTCCGAGGCGCCGGCGGCGCGCTGCTCGACCGCTACGACATCGCCCTCAACACGTGGTCCGCCGTGTCGTACGCCCCTGCGGTGGAGACGTTCACGACCGGCACCAAGTGGGTCTACAACAGCGACTACATCTACGCGCAGAAAGACGCCACGAACCGGTGGGTGCGCTACAGCATCCCCGAGGCCAACATGGACGGCTGGGGCCAGTTCTTCTACACGCAGGGCGCCGCCGTGCTCGGCGACACGGCGTTCGACGTCACATACCACGACGGCGCCGTCGACATCACGTTCATCCACATGCTGCTGAACACCTCCACCACCCACATCCGGCAGATGGTGATCTGACATGCACATCGCAGACCTCATCACCTTGGCACGCACCCGGTTGACCTACCTGAGCGCGTTGCGCGCCGACGCCGAACGCCTCGGCGACACCGGGCGCGTCGAACAGATCGACGCCGAAGCCGCCGACACCCAGGCCACGCTCACCACCCTCGAAGCGCTGTAAGCCATGAGCCTGCTGCTGCTCTTCGGCGGCTCGCCGCCTGCGAGTGGCGATAGACGCTTACTTGAGGACGGCAACGTCCGGCTCCTCGAGGACGGTTCGGCGCGCGTCACCGAAGGTGCCGGCAGCTCGAGCTCGGCGACGATCGGCTCGGCCGTCGTCACTGCGACCTCGTCGGTCGTGGCGGGCACGGTCGACGGCACCACGTCGGGCACGTCGACGATCGACTCGGCCACTGTCACGGCGACTTCGACCGTCGTCGCGGGGTCCGTGGTCGGGGTCACCGCGGCGACGATTGCGAGCTCGACCACGAGCGTCACGGCCACCGTCGTGGCGGGGTCCGTGGTCGGGGTCACCGCGGCGACGATTGCGAGCTCGACCACGAGCGTCACGGCCACCGTCGTGGCCGGTTCGGTCGATGGGAGCACGTCGGGCACGTCGACGATCGGCTCTGCGGTCGTCACGGCGACCGCCACCGTCGTCGCCGGGTCGGTCACCGGCGTCACCACGGCGACGATCTCGGGCTCGACCACGAGCGTCGCCGCCAGCGTCGTCGCAGGCTCGGTCACGGCGGCGACGCCAGCGACGATCGGCTCTGCTGTCGTCACAACGTCGGCGACCGTCGTCGCAGGCTCTGTCGTCGCCGTCACCACGGCGACGATCGCGAGCTCGACCACGAGCGTCACCGCCACCGTCATCGCCGGGTCGGTCGTCGGGCGCTACCCGGTCACGATCGGGTCGACCACCACGGCGATCGCCGTGTCGATCCTCGCCGGCGATATCTCCGGTGTCACGCCCACGTTCGGCAACGTCGACTTCGGCGACGGTCGCATCACGCGAGGGTTCGGCGATCACACGATCAGCAGACGGTTCGGCGACGGGCGCCTCGAGCGCACCCTCGTCGATGGAAGGATCAGACGATGAGCGGCACGCAGACCGTGCAGTCCGAGTCGAAGGAGTCGATCCGGGTTCCGATCACCACGTCGGCCGACCCGACCGCGACGGCCCCACAGTTCTCGGTGTCGACCTCCCAGGTTGACCCGGGGTCGTGGGTGAACGGCACGTGGTCCGGCACCTGGGATCCGTCCACGCAAGAGACGATGGCGCTCACGCCGACGTTGGGCTCAACCGCCGCCGGCGCCACGATCAGCCTCACCGCCGGGACCGTGTACTGGCTGTGGGCCCGCATCACGGTCGGCGCCGAGGTCGGCGTCTGGCCGGTCGGCCGCATCGTCTGCCCATGATCTGACCGTCTTCCCCTTCGGTCAGCCAGAAGCCCCCGCACCGGGTCCCCCCCCCTCGGTGCGGGGGCTTCTTCGCGTTCCGGGTGCGGTTCGGGTGCACAGCGGTGCCCGAGCTTCAGCACGCGCCGGGCACCGCCGACAGAGGGCGCAACAACCGAGTGCCCGACCGAAGGTTGCAGCCTCCGGCCGGGCCGAACACCACAGAGGTAGCTGTGATGTCCATCATCAACCGTACGCGTCTGCGTGCATCCCGTTCCACCCGCGTCGGCCTCGCCGCCGCGGCCATCGCCGCGTGCATGGCGCCCGGCGTCGCCGACGCCCACCTCGAGGCCCCCGGCCGCCGAGCTCCCGACAGCTGCACCGCGATCGTCGTGCAGCCCGGCGACACCGTGTGGGCGATCGCCACCGCGAACGGCATCACCCTCGACCGGGTCGCCGAGCTCAACCCGCAGATCACCAACCTGTCGGTCGTGCGGCCCGGCGACGAGATCGCCGTCACCTGCGACCCGCAGGGCACCGCCCTCGCGCCGGCCGTGTCGGTCAGCCGCCCGGTCGACGTGTCGAAGTGGATGGGCGAGGTCGACGGCACCCGTATGTCGGATCGAGCCATCGTCGCATGGCTCTACGAACTCGGCATGCGCGGCGACGACCTCGTCACGATGGCCGCCATCACCCCCGGCGAGTCCGGCGGCAACATGGCCGCCGTCGGCGACACAGCGCCTCGCTTTCTTACGCCGTGCGCGAACGGCAAAGGCACCTGGGTCGGTTCGTTCGGTGTGTTCCAGATCCGTGCGTGCTCGTCGCATCGAGGCACCGGCTCGGTGCGTGACCAGGACCGCGTGCAGGGCACCGTCGCCGGAAACTTCTCGGCTGCCGTCGAGCTGTACGAGTCGGCTAGGGAACGGCGCGACAAGGGCGAGATCAACAAGGTCACGGGCAAGGTGTGGACGCCGTTCGACGACTGGTCCGCCTATCTCAACGGATGGCACATCGGGAACCTCAACCGGTTCCATGCCGCCGCCGCCGAGATCGGGGTGCTGTGATGTGGTCGCTCGCGATCCTCACCGCCACCCACGGCCTGGCCGTCGCCCTCGGGCAGCTCGCCGGCCACAGCGCGCACCGTGCCGACGTGGACCGGCTCCGCCGGCGGGCGATCATCGCTGAGGTCCGCTGCGACCAGCTCGGCCGCGAGCTGTTCATGGAACGCACGCGGCCCGAGAAGATCGAGTGGGGCTCCGACCGGGTGCAAGCCGGCGTCGACCGGCTCCTCGCCGAGATCCGCTCCGACGTCATCATCGACCTGCGCGACGGTGCGGCATGACCGGGCTGCTGCGCGCCTTCCGGGCGCTGTGCGTGGCCGGGATCGCTGGCATCTGCATCGTCGTCGCCGGTGCCGCGCTGTTGCCGGTCGACGAGCACGTCACGTCGAACGCCGACGACATCGTCTGGCGGCACCTGACCACGACGACGACCACGACGACGGCGCCCGTGCCCGTGCTGAAGCTGATCGGCCTGTCCGGGCCCGCCGGCGCAGAACTGTTGTTGACGGACCCGCTGAACTGTTGTTGAATGATGGACATGACCACCACGAAGAACACCGGTGCGCGATGAGCGCCGAGAAGCGGTACATCCTCGCCCACCTCGACGAGGCCCTCGCCGGCGGCGAGCCCGCAGGCTGGTACCTCTGCACGCAGGCTCTGATCAACCAGGGCTGGAAGACCGAGGAAGGCGAGTGGGTCCGAGCCTGGGAAGACATCGACGGCATGCTGCTCGCCAAGGGCGCGTACGACCCGGGTACTGATGCGTCCGAGGCGGCCGAGGCCCGAGCTCGGCGTCAGGCAGCGGAGATCACCGGCCTGGACTTCGGCGGCGGCGCCGAGGACGACGGCGGTGGCGTCATCCGCATCACGCCGCGATGACGCCACCGGGGCCGCAGCCCACGAAGCCGTGCGGCACGGTCGCCGCGGCGCGTCGTCACGAGCGCCGCGGCGAACCAGTGTGCGACGCGTGCCGCGAGGCGCTGCGAGCGCACAACGCCGAGCAGTACCGGCGCCGGGCGATCAGGCGATGCGGCTGACCGCGTCGTGCATGCGGCGACCGGAGACGGCGCTGTAGATCCTGGCGGTCTCCATGGACTCGTGGCCGCACAGCTCGGCCACGACGAGGACGTCGCCGGTCGCCGCGTACACCGCGCTCGCAAACCGGTGGCGGAGCTGGTGGGCGGTGGCGCGCACTCCGGCGGCGCGCAGGGCGACGCCGAGGTGCTTGGACACCTGTTGCGCGCTGTACGGCGCGCCCGTCGCCGGGTCGACCCACAGCGGCCCGGTGGGCGGCCGTTCGGCGAGCACCTCGGCCACCCGTGGGTGCAGTGGGATCACCCGTTCCTTGCCGCCCTTGCCGACCACGCGCAGCGTGTCGTCACTGATGTCGTCGGCACGCAGGCCGGCGATCTCGCAGCACCGGAGCCCGGCGTTGCCGGCCAGGGCCAGCCAGGCCCGTAACATCGGCGTGGCCGCCGATGCGAGCGCGCGTTCGTAGTCGGCCTCGCCGACCGGTCGCGGCAGCTTGCGGCGCAACTTCGGGCGCACCACGCGCCGGGTCGGGTCGGTCGCCACCCGGTCGTGCGCGATGGCCCACGCGTAGAAGCAGTGGAGGTGCGACACCATCGTGACGCGCGTGCGCGCGTCGAGGGGGCCGCCGTCGCGGCCGCGTCGTGCGTCGAGCCAGTCCTCGAGCTGCTCGGGCTCGAGCGCCTCCAGCGGCCCGAGCTCGGCCTCGACCGTGCGCAGCAGCCGCACCCGGCGGTCGATCGTCGCCAGCGCGAGCGCGCGCCGGGTCATGTGCTGTTGGTAGTGCTCGATTGCCCCCATGCCACAGGGTGGATTGGGTGTATGGGCGGCCACGATGGGCCGAACGGCCCGCAGGTGCGAAGGTGCAGGTGATGACATCACGCGGCCCGTCCTGCCACGGAATTGCTACCGGCCGGAAGAGGTCGTCGCGCGATGGGTAAGAAGCATCTACTTTTGATGACTTTCCGCAGCAATGCGTCAATGCTGCGCGCGTGCGCCAGCATGTCGGGGGCCAGCTCTTCGAGCGTCATCCCGTAGACATCGGCGATCGCAGCCACCACGACGGGGTCGAGGTTGGTGGCGCTGCCGGTGTGCATGCGACGCAGCGTTTCCGCTGTTGGCGTGAGGGCTTTGCCCAGCCGGATGAGCACTTCGTCGCGTAGATCGTTGTAGGACAACGGGCGCCCGTTTGGGCCCGCTGACTGCCGTGCCATTTCGAGCAATTCCGATGTCGTAGCCATGCCAACAACATTGGCAGATGCCCACAGATTTGGCAAGGCCCCTGTGGAAAACTGACCAAGTGCTTGACACAAAATGTGGCAAGTGGTTTGGTTCTCGGCGTGACACCGACCCGCCGTCTCCTCGACCTCCACCTCAACGGCACGCTCGACGAGTACGTGCGCACGCTACGCGAGCGCGGCACGTCGTGGGCGTCGATCGCCGACAACCTCATCGCCCGCACCGGCATCCGCGTCTCTGACGAGACGCTGCGCCTGTGGTACGTCGAGGTGGCCCGGTGACCCCGAGCCTGACCGCCACGGAAGTAGCCGTGGCACGCGACGTCACCGCCCGCACCGTCGCGCACGGCGGTAGCCACGTCGCCTACGGACGCGCCGACAACGGCTACCGGGTCGCCGCCGTGTGCGTCGAGCTCGACCGCCACCCGTCGGGCATGCGACGCGTCGCCCCGCCGGCGGTGTGCAGCTTCCACGCCGAGCAGTGGATCCGCATCATGGTCATGGTCCAGCAGATGCGGAAGGCGTCATGAACGCCCGGCCGCTCGACCAGCGCGTCCTCGCTGCCGCGCGACACGTCGATCTCACGCGTGCGCAGTCCGCGCTCCACGCGATCCAGGCGCTGCACCAGCGCGTCGTGCGACCTCTGCGTCGCGACATCTGCGCCGAGTGCGGCCACCGGTGGCCGTGTCGCACGGCCCGCATCACCAAAGGGGAAGCATGACGCTCGACACGATCCCGGCGCTCGGCCTGCTGCTGCTGAGCTGCCTGCTGTTCATCAGGTTCGGCACCTACACCGAGCAGACCTCCCCGGGCCGTGGGCACGGCAACGGGTTGCAGGGCGACGACGCCGGGGCGCAGCAGCAGCGCCTCGGCGTCGACCGCCCGGAGGTGCAGTCATGAGGCTCGCCTACGCCGACCCGCCGTACCCGAACTGCGCGCACTTGTACGAGGGCCACCCGGACTACGCCGGCGAGGTCGACCACGTCGAGCTGCTGGCCCGCATCGACACGTTCGACGGCTGGGCGCTGCACACGAACAGCACGACGCTGGCACACGTCATCCGCTGCGCCGACGAAGCCGGTGTAGACGGATACCGGGTCATGGCCTGGGTCAAGCCGTTCGCAGCGTTCAAGCGCAACGTGTCCGTCGCCTACGCGTGGGAGCCGGTGCTCGTCAAAGCGGCACGCAAGCCCGTCGTGGACAAGTCGATGGTTGTGGCGCGACTGGATCGCCGAGTCGATCACGTTGCAGCGCGGCCTGGTCGGCGCGAAGCCCGAGGCGCTCTGTCATTGGGTGTTCAACGTGTTGGGCGCGTCGCCCGAAGACGAGATCGACGACCTGTTCCCAGGGACCGGAGCTGTGGGTCGCGCCTGGCAGTCATGGTGCGCGCAGCGCCCGCTCGTGGAGGTGGACGCGTGATGCAAACCATCTCCACCAAGGGCCACGTCGCCGGCTGGCCGATCTCGTACGGCTCCTACGTTCGCGGCTGCCGCTGCGACGCCTGTCGCGCCATGCAGAACCAGTACCGCCGTCAGCGCCGAGCGAAGGGCCACGTCGAGTACTCGGCCAAGGCGCAGGACAAGGCCCGGCACCGGGCCGTGCAGTACGTGCAGCAACAGCACCCGGCGGTGTGGGCCGAACTGCTGGCCGCCGCCTACGCCGAGGTGCGGCCGTGATCCCGTTCCTGTTCGGTGCGTTCGCCGGCGCTGCGCTCGGGTTTTTGACAGCTGCGCTTGTGCGCGGCGGCCACGACTGCGACTGCCAGGTCCCGACGCTCGGCGCAGGCACCTGGATCGTCGGGATCGACGAGCACGGCGAGCTGGCACGCTGCGAGCAGTTCTGCCACGTCGAAGCTCGTGTGAAGCGGACCTGTGGTGAGGACCGGTCGTGATCGCGATCGATCTGTTCTGCGGCGCCGGGGGCGCGTCTACCGGCATCGCGTCGTTGGGTTTCGACGTGGTCGGCTACGACGCGTGGGACGTTGCTTGCGCGACCCATGAGGCGGCCGGGCACCGCACCGTGTGCTGCGATCTGAACGACTGGGACTGGGCGAGCACCCCGACCCCGGATCTGTTGTGGGCGTCGCCGCCGTGTCAGCCGTTCTCGGCGGCCGGGAAGCAGCAAGGCGAGGCCGATGCGCGCGACGGCATGCCTGCGTTCGTCGCGGCGGTCGAGGAGCTCCTGCCGCCGATCGTGGCGATGGAGAACGTGAAGGGTCTGACGTTCGCGAAGCACGTCTGGTATCTGGAGCGGTGCGTCAAGGAGTTGGAGCGGCTCGGGTACGCGGTGGCGTGGCGGGTGTTGAACGCTGCGGATTATGGGGTGCCGCAGACCCGTGAGCGGCTGATCTTGATCGCTCGACGTGACGGTGGGGCGTTGGCGTGGCCGTCGGCGACGCACGCGAAGACGCCGGGGATGCTTGGCGAGTTGCCGTGGGTTTCGATGGCGGACGCTCTGGGCTGGGGGATGACCGGCAGGCCGTACCCGACGATCGCGTCGGCTCGTAAGAGCGGCGGCCCGGACAAAGAAAAGGTTGGCGGTTCGGCGGCCCGGTCGATCCTCTACGGCGAACAGGAAGCTGGCCGGTGGGTGTTGAACACCGGCCGGGACTGGAAGAAGGGCGGCGATCGCGACGACGCCCAGCAGATCCCGCTTGACGAGCCGGCCCCGGCGGTCGGCGGCGTGGGTTCTCAGTGGCAGTGGCGGATGGGCGACGTGCGCTCGTCGAAGGGAACCATCCGCTCGATCGACGAACCGGCGCCGACGCTCACGTCGAGCATGGACAACGGCAACTACCAGTGGACGGCGATCCGCCCGGCGACCACCGTCGCCGGCGATCCGAGGATCTGGCCGCCGGGGCACAAGACCAACCAGGCCGACCTTGATCGCGGTCACACGCACTACGGCGACCGTGCAGGCACCAAGGCGATCCGTGTGTCCGTCGAAGAAGCCGCCGTACTCCAAGGATTCCCGCCCGGCTACCCGTTCGGTGGGACACGCACCGCCCAGTTCCAACAGATCGGCAACGCCGTCCCACCCGCGCTCGCGCGAGCGGTCGTCGCTGCGCTGATCGGGACGTGACCGACCTTGAGGCGCTGACCGCCGACCAGCTTCGGGTCCTGTACCCGCGCGCCGACGCCCGTCTCCGCCGTGCGATCGCCCGACGCCTCCAACAGCTCGACAACCAGCCGGCACCGAACCCGGCGCCGGCACGAAAGGCACCTGCGATGCACGAATCAGAGTTCCGTGATTCGTTCCGCAGGTTGCTGCCACCGACCACCAGGCAGTGGTGGTCGGTGGACCAGATCACCGAAACGCTCGACCGGGCCATGGCCGAGCGCAACAGCAAGGGGAAACAGCAATGACCGTCACCACCGACCGTATCAACTGGACACCGCAGCCGCCGGTGCCGACCGCCGGGATCATGCGGATCACGCCCGACATCGCCGCAGCGATGCTCGAGTCGAACACGCTGAACCGGTCGCTGCGCCGCTACCACGTCGACGCGCTCGCCGCCGACATGGCCGCCGGACGCTGGCACGTGTCACCCGACGCGATCGCGTTCGACACCGCCGGCCGTCTCGTGAACGGCCAGCACCGACTGTCCGCGATCGTGAAGTCCGGGCAGGCCGTCGACATGCTCGTCATGCGCAACGTCGCGCCGGGCTCGTACGTGGTCACCGACGACGGGTTGAAGCGCACCCTCGGCGACCAGCTCCGCCACCTCGGCCACGTGAACGTCAACGCGCTCGCCGCCGTCGTCGCGCTGGTCAGCAACTGGGAGGTGAACGGGTATCCGACGCAGGGCGGCACGAGCCTGGACCGTGCGATCACGAAGCAGATGCTGATCGACCGGTTTCTCGCCGACCCGGACGGGTTCTCGGCGGCGACGGCGACGGGCTGCCGGATCGGGCACAACGTCGGCCTGTCGAACAGTTGGTGGGGGACCGCCATGTACGTGTGGACGAACGTCGACTCCGAGGACGCGGCGTGCTGGGCGGAGATGCTGGTGTCGAGCACCGGCCCGGACGGTGCGCCGCTCGCGTCGCAGCACCCGGCGGTCGTGCTCCGCGACGCGATCTACCGGGACATCGTCCAGAACCGTGCGACGTTGAAGCACAACCGGACCATGGCGATCGCGTACATGGTGAAGGCGTGGAACGCGTTCCGGGCCGGTGAGCAGATCGGTCTGCTCCGCTACCGGGTCGGTGGCGCCAAGCCCGAGCAGTTCCCGGCGGTGAAGTGATGGACGAGCAGCTCGTCTTGGCGGCGCCGCCGCCGGCACGGCGCACGGATCCGTCAACGTCTGCTGACGCGGCCCGGCGGGTCGCGAAAGGGTCCGATGAGCTGGAGCGCACGATCGCTGAAGTTGTGAAATGGTTCCATCGGCCGGTGATCGCCGAGCAGATCGCCCGGGTCATCACCGGCTACTCGGACCGCTGGACAGTCCCGACGATCATCTCGGCGGTTACCCGGGCCCGGCGCCGCGGGTTGATCGTCCCTGCCGGTACCGGGCAGACGTCGCGAGGGAACTCGGCGACGGCGTACAAGGCGGCGTCATGAGCACGTGGCAGGAAGACGCACGGACGCTGCTCGACAACCTCACCGCCGCCCACACGGCCGCCGTCGACGCGACGGACGACAAAGACCAGCGGTGTGCGCTGGAACTCGCCCAAGACGCCGCCGCACGCCTCGCCTGGGTGCTCGAGCTGGCGTTGATGGACAGCACCATCTGGCAAGGCGGTGACGCGTGGTAACGGCGCGCCGCAGCCTGACCGACAGCGGCACGCGTCGGCTGTGGCCGAAGCCGTGCAAGTTCTGCGGCGCACCGATCCGGTGGGGCATGCATGACGGCCGTTGGATGCCGCTCGACGCGGCCGAAGACCCGGCCGGGGCGTGGGCGCGCGACGGCGGACGGATTGTGGAGCCGTTCCGTGCGTGGCCGGGTGCGAACTGGACACGCCATAACCGGCACGTCTGCGAGGCGAAGCCATGACACGCCAAGCCCGTGCACTGCTGGCGACTGACGGTTTCGTCACGGGGTGGCTGTGCGCCGTGTTCGTGTGGGCGGCCACCGTCGGCGTGGCGACGTGGTTGCTGGCGGTGTGCGCAGTCGCAGTGGTCATCAACGTCGCTGACCTTGTTCGCAGAGTGGTGAAGCCGTGAGCGACGACTCCCTCGTGGCGGCGCTCGCACGCGCCCAGGCGAAAATGCCGCCGGTCCACAAGACCAAGACCAACCCGCACTTCAAATCGACCTATGCCGACCTGGCTGACGTGTTGGCGGCGGTGCGTCCGACGCTCGCCGCCGAGGGCATCGCGATCGTGCAACCGATCCGCATCACCGAGCACGGCGCCGAGCTCGTCACCGCACTGTTGAAGGGCGGCGAACGCATCGAAAGCGCGTTGCCGCTGCCGCTCGACAGCAAGCCGCAGGACATGGGCAGCAGGCTCACCTACTTGCGCCGGTTCCAACTGGCCGCCCTCGTCGGTGTTGCTGCGGAGGACGACGACGACGGCAACGCCGCCCAAGCGTCCACGTCGGTGCCGAAACGCAAGATGCGGGCGAAGGTCACCGAACACACGGCGCCGGCGAACACGAACCGTCCGGTGCCGGACGGCGAAGCGCTCAGCTTCGACCAGCTCGTCGCCATCAAAGACCACTTCGACGGCATGCCCGACGACGAGCGCAAGGCGAAGAAGAAGCTGTTCGTGCAGTGGATTGGCGAGCCGCAGAGCTTGCGGGCCGACCAGTGGCATCTGGTTGAAGAGTTCATGGCAGGGGTCGACCTCGCATGATCGAGTTCCCCCCGCCGGCGAAGTTGATCTCGATGAACGACCGTACCCATTGGGCGGTCAAGGCCCGCATGACGTCGGCGTGGCGGCATGCCGCTTACCTGGCAGCGCGCGACGCAAAGCTCGGGACGCTGCCGCCGTCCACGGTCACCGTCGGGTTGCCGGTGCGCGACAGCAGGCGCAGGGATCCGCACAATTTCTTCGCCACCGTGAAACCAATCGTCGACGGGCTCGTCGACGCCGGGCTGTGGCCTGACGACAACTCCGACTGGGTGACCGTCACCGAACCCGTGCTCATGCGCGGCGGCGACGTCCTCGTCAACATCACAGCGCGCGAGACGACGCCGTGACCCCGTCGCCCGAGCTTCTCGAGGCCGAAGCCGAGCACCTCCAACAAACGGACGCGTACACCGCCGGTGTGATGCGCGCCTGCGCCCGGGCGTGGCGCCGAGAACGAAAGGACCGTGATGGGTGAGATCACCGCCGCGTCGAACAAGTGGCGCAAGGGCGGCATCGGCATGACCATGGAGGAATGGCGCCGGCACGAACAGCAGGCGCGGAAGGCGCCGTCGGGTGGCACGCCGATCGACAACGGCGCCGACCGGCGCCCCGCTGCGGCCGCATGGTCCGATGTGGCGCGCTGCCGGGTCGAGCAGAAACCGACGTCGTTCTTCTTCCCTGAGCCGGGCGACCAGACCGTGGCCCGGATCCGCCGGTACTGCGCCGGCTGCGACGTCCGCGACGAATGCAAGGCGTACGCGATCGGGCAGAACCTGTGGATCGGCTGGTATGGGGGCGAGTCGCCGAAGCAACGCGCGAACAAGGCGGAACGCTGGTCCGGGCCCGATCGTGCGCACGGCACACCGTCGCGCGCCCAGTACGGTGCCCGTGGGTTCGACAAGCAGAACGCCTGTTTGTGCAGGCCGTGCTCTGACGCGTGGGCTGCGTCGCGAGCCAAAGAAGCGGAGAGGATGCGCCGGAAGAACCGTGCGGCCCGCCAGAAGGCCGTTGAGGCCCGTAGGGCGGCGCTGTGAGCCGCGTGTGGGTCAAGCTCGACGCCACCTACCCGGAGGACGAGCGGATCATGGCTTCGGGCTCCCGGGCTGAGCTGCTGTTCATCCGGTCGATCTGTTACGCCCGCAGGCGGGTGACCGACGGCCACATCCCGGCGTCGGCGCTGCGGCTGCTCGCGTTCGGGATCGACGCAGACCCCGCCACGCTGGCGTCAACGCTTGTTGACAACGAGTTGTGGCTCGTCGACGGGGACGGGTGGCGGCTCCGGTCGTACGACACGTGGCAGCAGACCAAAGACGGGCTCGCTGCGGACGCCGCACGGAAACGAGCGGAACGCGCAGAAAGAAAGAGAGATAAGAAAGAAAGGGACATCGGTGGGACGTCCGCCGTGTGTCCGCAGGACGTCCACCGGACGCACGTCGACCAGGCCGACATCTGCGACCTCGACACCGCCCGCACCCGGTTCGCCGAGCTCCGCACGAGGCTCGGATGAACGCATGGCGCGACGAAGAACGCACCGAAGCTGCGAAGGCTGCGATCACCGCAGCACGCCGCCGGCTGCGCGTCACGATCACGCGCCACCGGTTCGATCACACCGCCACCTGCGCGCGCTGCAAGCAACGGCACACCACCACCATTCCGGACGACGCTGTCCGATGGGCGGAGGACCACACATGCACCGTGTGAGCATCACGTGGAAACGTCACGTCGGCGCTTACGACGCCGTGTGCGGCTGCGGCGCCTCCGAACTTCACCTGCGCCTATCCGCAGCCGAGCGGTGGGCGAGCGGCCACCGTTGTGTCGAACGCTCGGCCCACACGTTCGCCGCCACCGTCTTCGATGTGTTCGGCGACATGACGATCGACGTGCGCGACCCGCCGGCGCACCCCACATGGCACGTCGCCGCCTCCGGGCCCGCAGGCCACGTCGGCTGGGACACCACCGACACGCCACCCGCCAAAGAGACCCGCATCACCGTCACCATCGCCGAAGGGGAACCGATGACCGACGACCTCATGCAACGCCTGCGGCAACGCAGCGCCGTCGCCGCCGACGACGAATGCTCCGAGGCGGCAAACCGCATCGTGCGGCTCGAGGACGAATGCCATGTGCTGGCGCAGCGCATCGTCGCCGCCATTGCCCACATGGAAGAAGCGCAAGGTTGGGTCGACGCATCGTGCTGCTGCGAAGCCGAGATCCTCACCGAGCTCGTCGCCGCCATCGATGTCCTGCGCGGCGAAGCGTCATGACCCCGATCGACGACCTGACCGACGCACGCTGCGCCCGCTGCGGCGACGACGTGTGGCTGACCCGGCTCAACGCCGGGACCGTCGTCTGCGAGTTCTGCTGCGACCCGACCGAGTTAGCCGAGCTGTACCCCGAGGAGAACCAATGACCTCCCCCCGCTACCTCATCATCGAGCAGAAGCTCATCGACGGGCTGCCGTGGATGGTGACCTTGGCGAACCTCCCCGACGCCGAGCACGTCCACCTGACCCGCCACCCCGACGGCACCGTCACCGCCGTGCCGATGATCGAGATCGACACGCGACAGGCGTACGGCTCGGGGCAGTACGCCGACGGGTCGGTCAAGTACGTCCACGGTGACTGCATTCATGAGATCAATGAGTCCTACAACGGCCGTTGGGAGCCTCGGGGCTACGAAATTCGCCTGTGGGTCGACATCCCCGAGGAGAACCGATGCTGACCACCGACCTCGCCGCCGGCCGCCTCGAGCAGCAGCTCGACCGTGCCCTCGCCGACCTGAACGCCGCCAGACGCCTCCTGCGGGCCGCTGTGTCCCGTCTCGACGACGCCGAGCCGGGATATCCCGGAGGCGCCAGCGGAGGCGGCAGCGGCGACGACAACGGCCCCATTCGCCAGCAGGTCATCCTGCGCGACGAAGCCCTGCGCGATCGTGCACGTCTCGAACACCTGAGCGCCCAGGCCGAACAGCACGCACGAGGACTGCTCGGACTCGTGCAGACGTGGGGCATCCGCAGGGTCGGGGACACCGATCGGGAACCCGACGAGCTGTGGTGCCGCTCCTGCCTGCGCGCCGGGCACATGGCACCCAGGCGCACCAGCAACGGCACCACCCACGGCGAACGCTGCCGCTGGTGCGACGACACCCTGCGGGCCGTCAACGTCGTCCGGCGGGAATGGTCGAAACAACCGATGGCCGAGCTGCCGATCGTCGCCGTCCGCTGGCACGCCGAAGGCCGGCGCACCACAGCACGGGACATCGAAGCATGGGCGCGAGACAGGGCGAGACGGTGATGTGGAAGCGATGGCGAACCCGCAAGCGCGACAAGCAGGCGGCTCAACGGCGTGGCAACGCCGACATGCTCGACGCAATGTTCGCAGCCGACTGCCGTCGCGCCGACGAGATCATGGCGGACGACTCGATGCCGATGGACGAGCGAGTCAGGACAGCGACGGCGATCATGCTCGCTCCAACCAGATACGGACGCATGACCCGATCGGGCATGCGCACCGACATGGACTGCCCACCGCACCTGCGAGCCATCAGGAAGCCGAGTGGTGGGTACTTCGGCGACTGACGGCGGTGACGTGTTGACAATACGCCGTGCACGCGGTACGCGAACTGTGCTAGATGGGTACGCGTCGGATAAAGCGCCCTACGTGGGTTGAGGCACAGCCTCCCCATCGGGCGCATCCGCCATCACCGATAGATGACCCCGGCGACGCTGCGAACGTCCCGGGGCCTGGCCGACCCCAGGAGGTCGACATGCATGATCCTATGCACCTGCTGCCTGCGCTCCCCGTCGAAGCAGTCCGCTGGCACGCCGAGGGCCGCAAGATCACCGACAAGATCCTCGACCAATGGGCACGCGGACCGAAACCTCGGCGCCGTTGACGACCCCCCGTTGACGTGCTACGCGCGATCGCGTACGGTACGGGTTGGATCAGCTACCCGCAGCAGGTTCAATCCACCGGATCGAGGTCGATCTCGGCGACCCGCACGTTGTTCTTGGTCAACAGGACACGGCGAGCCCCACGCTCCGCCCACCAGCGGTACTCGCACAGCAGATCCAGCGCCGCCACATACGCAGCGTCATCGCTGTCAGCTTCGATCGTTGCGCGCATCGCCGGCTCGCCCGGAACACGCAACCAGTACAAGGTCATGTCAGCCATGAACGGACCGTACCGGAGTCAACCACAAGGCGCAACATGGGTTCGGTAGGGCGCCGCAGCTCGACCTACCGGCAAGTCCGCGCCCGGTTCCAACAAGGCGACCTTGCCTGCCACCTCTGCGGCGTCAACCCCGGCGTCACCGTCGACCACGTCCCGCCCCTCGCCGAGTTCCCGCACCCGGATCTGTGGCACGGCGAGCTCCGCCCCGCCTGCCAGCCCTGCCAGTCCCGGCAAGGCGGAAAGCTCGCCGTCGCCGGCCGCCGACGCACCTCGCGCCGCTGGTGAAAAACGCGGTTTTTCCCAGAGGCACGTTTTTCCGTACGGCGGCACCGCCCAGTCCCGGCCCAGCGTCCCTTCGGCCCGGCGACCTGGGCCCGTTGTGACCAGTGTGCGCAACGTGGTTCAATCTTCGGTCATGAGAGCCGAGTACTTCCGTGAACGCCGGACCCGTCTACGCGGCGGGCCGCCCCGTGAGCCGCAACCGTGCGGCACGTGGGCCGCTGCCCGCCGGCACCGGTACAACGGTGAGCCGGTGTGCGAAGCCTGCAAGCAGGCCGTAGCCGACCACAACGCCGAGATGTACCGTCGGCGCCGCGAGCGACAAGCCGACTGACCGACCTCGAGGCCCGCAACTGCGATGCCGATCCGGCGAACCGGCCGATCAGCGTTGCGCCCGATCAGCCATACGGCAGTTCCGCCGAACCTGCCGCCTCGGAAAACCGTGCCGGCAGCGGCGAAAAATATGCCGTGGATTTCACGAAAAATGGCCCCCCCCGGGGGGTCCAGCACGATAAAACCGACAGATGCATGCTGCATGCAACTATCGAATGTGCACATAAGTGCACATTCAAACCACCTAGGGTGACGTCCGTCACACCCCTAGGGGTGCGGTAGGGGCGCCTAACGGCCCGGCCGGGGGCCGCCGGCCGCATGACTATGCAACTGTGAAATGCGACACATCGCACCTGGACACGCTCATATCGGGCCCCGTACGGGCCCCGGAGCACGTGCGCGGCCCATCGGCCCCACATCGGCCCCGGAGCATGCGCCCCGGGCCCGTGCCCATAGACGCGGCCCGGAGCGGCCCCTACGGGCCCCCGTGCCGCGTGCATCGCTGGTCATGGCATCGCACCCCTTCCGTGAGCTGCGGATCGGTCCCGACGACCCCGGAGCATGCGCCCCGGGGCCGTCGGCAACGATCGGCCCCAAAACGTGCGATGGGGCCCGGAGCATGCGCTCCGGGCCCCATCGGCCCCGTACCGCGGCCCCTAGCGGCCGCGGCGGATCAAAGCATGCTCCGCGGCTTGCAAGTCACGCGCCAGCATGCGCACGCGCCGCGGCGCGTGATGCACATCATCCGAGTAGCACGCGTCGCAATACGGGCCCCCGTGCCCACCGATCACCGCGTCAACGATCCGCATGCAATCGGCGCAGAACATCCCGCGGCCATCGGCCACCGAATAACCGCCGCGCCGCGCGGCCCGTTCCATTCGCCCGATAAAGACATCCTTCATGCGCCCCATGGCGTCCCCTTCCGTCGGTGGGAGCGATCGCTCCCACGGGCCCCGTAGCACGTGCTACGGGGCCCGTGGCAACGATGGGCCCGGAGCGTGCGCCCCGGGCCCGTGTCGGTTACTGCTCGCGCGGCACGTAATACGCGAGGTCGCACCCGTGCAGCTCTACGTCCGCGTCCGCGAACGGAAGGCCGTAACGATCCGCTGCGATCGCTACCGCCTCATACAGTTCATCCGCGTAGCACTCATGGTCACTGGCGCGGGTCAAGCGTTCGGCCCGGACGTCTTCCCACGTCTTGCCCCCATCGGGTGACTGCTGCCAGACAACCCAGAAACCCGATTCCGACCCATCGACCCAGCGCGGGAAATGCGCCATGGCCCGTCTCATTTTCGTTGCCATTACTGCTCCCAACATCCGGCGCGCGTGCACATGCGCGCGGTTCCAATCTCAACAGTTGCCACGGGCCGCTCCGGGCCCCCTGTAGCGGCCGGAGCCGCGGCCGCAGTAGCGGCCGCGGCAACGATGCACGCGACGAACACGCGGCGCATCACGCGCCCCGCGTGCTCATCGAACGGATAGCGACGAACACGTCGTGAGCGCGTCGCTTAGGGGCGCCCCCGTGCCGATCGAACACAATCGGACGATCGCCGACCAAACACGCGGCGCACGCGGCGCACGCACCCATCCCGACGCGTGAATCCCGATCGAAGTCTGCGCGGCGGCCCGTCGGCGCAACGATGTGCGCCGGGCCGCGGCCATCATGTTTCCATGCGCCCGTGGCCGGGCACGTAAACGGCCGCCGGGCCGATTGTTCGGCGATGCGTGCGATGTTGACCGCGTCCTGTTCCGTGCCATCGGACAGATACGCGATCGGCAACGCGAGGACGCGGCCCGCGAGCAGTACCGTCGTGATGTTCTCGCGATCCGCCGAAAGGGTCACCGCGAGATTCTCCGGTCGGCCCGCGTCAACGATCCGGGCCGCAAGCCGTGACTTGCGCGTGTAAAGCCACTGCGCCGTGGCCGGGGTGCGCAGCGCGGCGGCCCGGATCGCGTCGGCATGCCACGCGTCGATGATCTCCCCATCGGACTGGTGACGGAAGATAGGCGCAGTGACCCCGGCGCGAAGTTGCTGCGCGGCGGAATGTTCGATGCACATCACCAGAACATCGGCCACCGCGTCGACGCCACCGGCCGCGTAGGCCGCGAGCAGTGTCTCAAGGTTCCGTTCCGTCATGCGCCGGAGCGATGGGTACGCGGCTTCCAATGCGGCCGCATAGCAACCCGCGCACACATCGGTCAACCCATCGGTATCGGGCAGCTCACCACAAGTTCCGCCCATGCTCGTAGGCCCGGACGGAAGAGCGATCGCGTTCGGCGCGGCCGACCAGCGACCCTGCGCATCCTTCCGCGTCGCAGTGGTCGTCTTGTTATCCCGGTGGAGACAGATAACCCCATAGGGGGTGCGGATCGTTGCGTTGAGAACGATCGGCCACGTGGGAGCAGTGGGTCGGTGGGTCGTGGGCATCGCGGCTACCTCCGCATGTAGTGGAACATCGGACCGATCGGCCCGACGCACCCCTATTCAACCCGATGCCGCACCCCTATCCGTGCGGCCCGTCGGCCCGGCCAGAGCTCTATGCGCCCGGTATGCATGCCGATGCATAGGCATGCGCCGAGCTCGCGGCCGGCGCAGGTACCCCCGGGGGTATGCCGGCGGGGTGAGAATGAGACTCATTCTCGAGGGTAACACGCACACATGTGTATGTGCACATACCCGTTTTTGGGCCGATCGGGGGGGCTGCACCCCTCGGTTAGGCTCCATTTCTCTATCCGGGGCCCGGATCGGGGTCTGACCGGCGCCTTGTTTGGTCGAAAGGCGTTTTCGGCCGGCGGGCTCGGGCCGGTGCTTCGACGGGTGGGGGGGTATCCGTGCGATGCGCGACGGGCGGTCGGGTTCTGCATAGCTATGCATTGGTGGGGGCGTCGTGGGTGAGCTTGTCGAGGCGGGCAGGCGCGGCCGGTTGGCTGCCCTGGAGGTGTTGCGGGACCGGCTGATGGCCGAGATCGAGACGCAGCCGCGACCGTCTGAGGTCGCTGCGTTGGCGGCGCGCCTGGTCGTGATCCTTGAGCAGATCGAGGCGGTCCGCAAGGCTGAGGGGACTGACGTTGACAGCATCGACGATCTCGCCGCCAAGCGGTCTGCTCGGCGTGCAACGAGCGCGCGTAAGGGTCGAGCCCGCAAGGATGTCGTCAACGGCGGGCCCTGAGGCGATCCAGCTGGCAGCCGAGTGCGGTCTGCTGCTGGATCCGTGGCAGCAGGACATCGTGAACGTGGCGTTGGCGGAGCGGGCCGATGCGTCGCTGGCAGCGTCGACCGCGTTCGTGATCTGTTCTAGGCAGAACGGCAAGAACGGGTTCCTCGAGGCCGTCGAGCTTCACGACCTCGTCCTCGCCGGCGCCTGGCTGATCCACACGGCGCACCTGTTCCCGACCGCCCGTGAGGCGTTCAACCGGCTTGTCAGCCTGGTGGAGTCGCACAAGGGCGTGAAGGCCCGGCTGACCAAGAAGTACGCGTCGCCGATGTCGGGCTACGAGCTGCACTTCAAGGGCGGCGGCAAGATCCGGTTCATCGCCCGGTCCCGCACCTCTGGTCGTGGTCTGACGGGCGACAAGTTGATCCTCGACGAGTCGCAGGATCTCAACGACGAAGCTTTGGGTGCGCTGGTGCCGACAATCTCGGCCCGACCGGGTTCGCAGACCATCTACACGGGTTCTGCGCCGTCTCTGACGTCTCCGGTGTCGCAGCGGCTCCGGTCGAAGGGCCGGCGCATCGCTGAGGCCGTGAAGCGCGGCGAGGCGCCGCTGGACCCGAACTTCGCGTACTGGGAGTTCTCGGCGTCGCCGGGTTCGGATCTTGATGACCGTGCGGCGTGGGCGGACGCGAACCCTGCGCTCGGCACCCGGATCACTGAGGCTGCGGTGATGGCGGAACGGGCGTCGATGTCCGACGAGATGTTCGCCCGTGAGCGCCTGTCGATCTCGCCGGAGGTCGACGAGCTCGTCGAGGTCGCTCTGCCCGGCTGGGCGGAGTGCGCGACCTTGAACAGCAGCCCGGAGGGCCGGGTCGCGATCGCAGTGGACGTGACACCGGACCGGATGTGGGCGTCGATCGCCGCCGCCGGCCGCCGTGCCGACGGTTCGGACCACGTCGAACTGGTCGACCACATGAAAGGCACTGCACGGGCCGTTGAGCGGCTCGTGGAGCTCCACCAACGGTGGGACCCTGTGGCGGTAGCTCTGGACCCTGCGGGGCCCGCTGGGAGTCTCCTGGCGGACCTCGAGCGTGCCGGGGTGGCGGTCACGTTGGTGTCGGCGCGTGAGCATGCGTCGGCGTGCGGTGCGCTGCACGACGCGGTGACGCAGCGGACGCTCGCGCACCTCGATGACGGCGTGTTGAACGCGGCGGTGCTCGGTGCGAAGCGTCGCCAGCTCGGCGATGCGTGGGCGTGGGACCGCAAGCGGTCCGACGTCGACATCTCGCCGCTGGTCGCCGTCACGCTCGCCAAGTTCGCGTTCGCTTCGACCGTGGTCGCCGAACCTCAACCGTTCTTCGTCTACTGAGAGGACACCACACATGCTGTTCGCCGGTGTCCTGCAAGTCGTCGGTGTCGTCCTGGCTGTGGCCGCGGCGTCCATGGTGGCGTTGCCGCTCGGGGTCGCTGTGGCGGCGGTAGCGGTGTTCGCTGCCGGCTACACGCTGGAGCGCCGCTGATGTTCGGGTTGTCGCGTGTGGAGCGTCGCGCTGACCAGTGGGAAGCGACGATCCGTGGCCTGACGGAGCGTCGTCTCGCGCCGTCGTACGCCGGCGTGAGCGCGAACTACGAGGAGATGATCTCAATCCCGGCGGTGTGGAAGGCGTTGCTGCTGACCGCCGGTGTCGTGTCTGTCATGCCGGTGAACGCGTACCGCGACCTTGACGACGAGCGGTCCGAGTTGCCGACGTTGCCGCGCCTGTTGCGCGAACCGTCGGCGAACGTGTCGTTCCCCGACTGGGTGTTCCAGATCGTCGAGTCGATGATCATGCACGGCGACGCGGTCGGTGTGATCGTGTCGCGCGACAACCGGTTGACGCCGACGCAGATTGAGATCGTCGACCCGAAGATCGTGTCGGTCAAGCTGAACCGTTCGACCGGTACCTACGACTGGTTCGTCGACCGCAAGCCGGTGCCGGACTACGACATCTGGCATCTGCCGGGCCGCCCGAAGCTCGGGACGCCGTTCGGTGTCGGCCTGATCGAGAAGATGGCGCAGACGGCCGGCATCGCGATCGCTGCCCGGAAGTATGAGGCGCAGTGGTACGGCGACGGAGCGCATCCGACGTCGATCATCCGCCCCGAGATCGACCCGGGGCCGGTGGGCGCGCAAGCATTGAAAGACAAGATCTTGTCGATCGTGCGCGGCAACCGCGAGCCGTTGATCCTGCCGCCGAAGACCGAGTTCGACACGTTGCAGGCCGACCCGGTGACTTCGGCGTTGCTTGACGCGTTGCGGCACAACTCGACTGACATCGCGCACTTCGTCGGGATCCCGCCCGAGCTCGTCGGCGGATCCACGGGCGACAGCATGACGTATTCGAACACTGAGGGGCGGGTCATCGACCTGCTCACGTTCGGCGTGCAGTTCTGGATGTCGAAGCTCGAGTACAAGTTGTCGAAGACAATCGCTCCCCGTCCGGTGTACGTGAAGTTCGACGAGGAGTACATCAAGCGCACCGACGTGCGTACGAAGGTTGAGACGTTGATCGCGCAGGTCGCCGGCGGCCTGTTGACGCAGAACGAGGCCCGCAACGTTCTCAACCGCCAGAGCTTGCCGGGGGGCGACGTGCTGTTCCCACCGAAGGGTCAGCAGCAGGCACAGCAGCCGCCATCACCGCAGCCTCAGTTGCAGGAGCAGCCCGTATGAACGACCGTCTCGCGCTACCCCTGGAGGTCCGGCAGCGGCTCACGATCGCCCCGCAGACCGGGTTCGTGGTCCATCTGCCGTTGACGTCGTCGCTTGAGGAGGAGCGGTTCGCCCGCGACATCGAGTTCCGCGCCGACGGCGACACCTTCGGGATCGCCGGGTACGCGTCGACGTTCGACACGCCGTACGCGATCGCCGGCGGCCCCGACAACGGCGGCTGGTCCGAAGTCGTCGCCCGCGGCGCCTACGACAAGGCCCTGTCCGAGCGCGACGACGTCCGGCTGCTGAACAACCACTCCGGGTTCCCGCTCGCCCGCACCAAGTCCGGCACCCTCGTGCTGCGGTCCGACACGATCGGCCTCTACTCGGAGGCGCCGTCGCTGGATCTGCGGAACCCGGCCGCGCAGGAGCTCCGCTCTGCGATCGAACGCGGCGACGTCGACGAGATGTCGTTCGCGTTCCGTGTGACCCGCCAGTCGTGGTCCAAGGACTACAGCGAACGGGTCATCCAAGAAGTACGCCTGTTCGACGTGTCCGTCGTGACGTACCCGGCGAACCCGGCCACCGCTGTCCAGGTCGTCCGCTCGGACGACCCGATCTCCCCGGCTCAGGCGCCGGGTATGCCGCTCGGCGTCGCCCGAGCGTTGCGTCTCGCCTGAACTCGTCTCCTCGCCGGAGTCGACTCGCCACCACCCGTGCCCCCGGTAAGAGGGCGCGCGCCGGAGCGGACTGACCACCACCAGGGACCACCGAAACCACCCCCACCTTTCGGAGGAACCATGTCTCTGCTGGACATCATCAACAAGAAGATCGCCGACGCGCAGGCCGCCATCGCTGAGCGCGACGCGAAGCTCGACGACATCATCGCGGCCGCCGAGGGCGAGGCCCGTGACCTGACCGCCGACGAGGCGTCCGAGTTCCGTTCGGTGAAGGCCGAGCGCGACGGCTTCGTCAAGGACGTCGCCGACCTCAAGACTCGCGCCGCCGAGGTCGCCGAGGCCGAGGCCCGCAAGGCCGCCGCCGCCGCCGCCGTCCCGTACACCGTGCCCGCGTTCGCGAACGGCACCCACACCGAGGAGCGCACCTACCGGCCCGACCGGAAGGAGCAGTCGTTCTTCTCCGACGCGTTCAAGTGGCATGAGCGGTCCGACCGCGGCGCCACCGACCGCATCGAGCGCCACATGCGCGAGTCCGAGGTCGAGCTCCGCGACATCACCACCGGCACCCTCAACGGCCTCGTCCCGCCCCTGTACCTGCTCGACCAGGCCGCCCGCCTCGCTCGCGCCGGCCGTGTCCTCGCCGACGCCTACCCGAAGTACCCGCTGCCCGAGTTCGGCATGACGATGTACGCGACTCGCGTCACCACGTCGCCTGCGACCGCGATGCAGACGTCGCAGAACACCGCCCCGCAGGAAACCGACATTGTCACCACCGACCTCAGCTTCGGTGTCAACTCGCTGATCGGCGTGCAGGACATCTCCCGTCAGGCCCTCCAGCGTGGCGCCGTCACCGACCAGCTCATCATGAACGAGCTCGTCGCCGACTACGCGCAGAAGCTCGACACCCAGCTCATCTCAGGGTCGGGTTCCAACGGCCAGCACAAGGGCCTGCTGAACATCGGCGCGACCACCGCGTCGTTCACCGGCACGACCGTGGCGTCGTTCTACAGCAAGGTCGTCGGCCTGCTGTCCGGCGTCGCGTCGAACCGGTACCGGGCCGCCGAGGTGATCATCATGGCGCCTCGCCGCTGGCACTGGCTGCTCGCCCAGTCCGACACGTCGGGCCGCCCGATCGTCGTCCCGAACCCGGGCGCCGGGTTCAACGTGATGGGCACCGGCGGCACCAGCGTCGACGCGATCGCCGGCACCCTCGCCGGTGTGCCCGTCATCGTGGACGGCAACATGAGCCTCACCGAAGGCGCGTCGTCGAACGAGGACCGGGTGATCGTGACCCGCCTGTCCGACGCCGTGTTCGCCGAAGGCGACCTCATGAGCTTCCAGTTCGAGCAGTTCATCACCCCGCCGACCACGATCCGCATGGCGGTCATGGGCTACTCGGCGTTCACCGCCGAGCGGTACACCGTCTCGACCCAGGTGCTCGTCGGTACCGGCCTCGTCGCCCCGACCTTCTAGGTCGCCACCGTTCCCTCCCCGCGCCGTTTGCCTTGGCGGCGCGGGGAGGTTCCAAGGCATCCAAGGCAGACAAGGCAGATACCCGGATGGGCACCGAAGACAAGGTGTCGCTCGGCGTCATCGCTGCAAGCACGGTCACCGCGCACTTCTCGCGCTGTGTCGGCGACCTGTTCTTGTGGGATGCGTGGGCGTCCAAGAAAGGCCGGTTCAACCACCGGCGGCCGCAGTCGTGGAACATCGGCACCACGTTGCTGCACAAGTCCCGCAACGAGATCGTCCGATCGTTCCTCGAGTACGGCGGCTCTGACTGGTTGCTGTTTATCGACACCGATCAGACGTTCGACGCCGACATCCTCGAGCGGCTCCTCGCGTCCGCTGACCCGGTCGACCGGCCGGTGATCGGCGTCGCCGTCCCGTGCTTGAAAGCAGCGGACCCGGTGAAGCGCGAGGCGACGGTCGGCCACAACGTGTTCGCCGCCGCCCCACCGGTGGACGGTGACACGGTGCCGTGGCGGTTCGTTGAGTACGAAGACCTCCCGCTCGGCGAGGACGCTCTCGTGCAGTGCGCCGGCGTCGGTACCGGCATCATGCTGGTCCACAAGTCGGTGTTCGTGAAGATCCGTGATTGGGTGACCAGCCAGGGGATCGGCGAGCACTGGTGCTGGTTCCAGGCCCCGGTGTATCCGCCGCAGTTGGCCGAGGGCGAGGATCTGTTCTTCGCCCGGATGTGCGCGAACGTCGGGGTGCCCCAGTTCGTGCACTGCGGCATCCAGGTCGGCCACGTCAAGAGCATCGTGTTGGATTCGTTCACGATGCCGTACGAACGGTGGACCATCTGATGTGGTGCACGTTCCTCTGCCCATCGCGCGGACGGCCCGAGTCGCTCCGCGCGTCGATCGACACGCTGTACGAACACGCCTACGACGACCGCTGCTTCGAAGTGCTCGTCTACCTCGACGCCGACGACCCCGAGCTCGACGCCTACCGGGCGACGTTCCGTGACTACTACCAAGTGTTCATGCTCGTCGGCCCGCCGCTCGGCTACGCCCGCCTCAACGAGTGCATCGCCAACGACCTCATCCCCCGAGCGCGCGGCGAGTGGCTGTGGTTGTGGAACGACGACGCGTTGATGACCACACCGAAGTGGGACGTGCAGCTCCGCCGGCACCCCATCAACTGTGTGCTGAACCCCGACACGAACCACCAGAGCCATGGAACCGGCCTCAACGTGTTCCCGGCCGTACCCCGGGTGTGGGTCGAGCTGGTCGGCTGGGCCCGCAACGGCGCAAACGACACGTGGTGGCAGTTCGTCGGCCAGATGCTCGGCGCGCAACGCAACCTCGGCGTGTACATCACCCATGATCGCTCGGACCTGACCGGCGGCCACGACGACGCCACCCGTGCCGGGAACAACTACGACCCGGACACGTTCTGGAACGACGCCACCCAGGCGGAGATCCGAGACGACGCGATGCGTATCGCGGAGGTGTTCGGATGAAGATCGGGTTCGTAGGCCTCGGCAAGCTCGGCCTGCCGGTCGCTGCGGCGATCGCGTCGAAGGGCCACACGGTGTGCGGCACCGACGCCAACCCGACGGTCGCCGGCTACATCGCATCGGGCGAGGTGCCGTATCAAGAAGCTGGCTTGTGCGACCTCACACGGGTCCGCTGGTGCGACACGGTCGCCGAGGTGGTCGCGTCGTCCGAGCTGGTGTTCGTGGCGGTGCAGACGCCGCATGACCCGGCCTACGAGGGCGTCACCCCGGCGCCGGCCGAGCGCCGTGACTTCGAGTACCAGTACCTGGCGAACGCGTACCGGGAGGTCTGCCGGCACGTCACCACGCAGACCGTCGCAGTGATCTCGACCGTGCTGCCCGGCACCATGCAACGGGTCATCCTGCCGCAAGGCGCCGCTCGCACGGTCTACAACCCGTTCTTCATCGCCATGGGCACCGTGACCGAGGACTTCCTCAAGCCCGAGTTCGTCATCGTCGGAGCCGACGACCCGGTCGCCGTCGACCACATGCGCCGGTTCTACAAGACGATCCACGCCCGCCCGGTCGTGACCACGTCGGTCGCGTCGGCCGAGCTGGTCAAGGTCGCCTACAACGGCGTCATCTCCGCCAAGATCGTGCTCGCGAACTGGGTCGGCGAGATCTGCGAGAAGACCGCAGCGGACGCCGACGAAGTGCACACAGCCCTGTCGCATGCTGTCGACCGGCTGTGGTCACCCCGGTACTTCAAGGCCGGGATGGGCGATGGCGGAGGCTGCCACCCGCGTGACAACATCGCCCTGTCGCACCTCGCCGAGCGGCTCGATCTCTCGGTCGATGTCGGCGGCTGGGTCACTGCGTCGCGCGAGGCGCACTGCCAGTGGCTCGCCGACATCGTCAAAGGCTGGTGCCGCCAGACCGGGCTCCAAGCCTGGGTGTGCGGCCGCGAGTACAAGCCGGAGACGAACCTGACGAACGGCTCGCCGTCGCGGCTGCTCGCCAGCATGCTGCTGTGCGGGTTCTGCGACTACGAACCCGCCGAGCCGGGCGTCTACGTCATCGGCTGCGACCACGCCAAGTACCGCACCTGGAAGTGGCCGAAAGGCTCGGTGATCGTCGACCCGTTCGGGAACATCCCCGACACACCGGGCGTGACCGTGCATCGGATCGGCCGCTGATGGGCTACGACGAGGGCTACTACCGGCGGAACATCACCGAGTACCAGTACAAGCAGGTCGGCCTGCTAAGACCCGACCAGTACGCGGCGGCGTGCTACACGCTCGGTCTCCGGTTCGACGGCGCCGACGTCGACACGCCCCGCTACCCGGGGGTGATCACATCGATCGGCTGCGGCGACGGTGTCCTCGAGCGGTTCCTCGAGGATCTCGGCTACACGGTGATCGGGGTCGACCCGTCACCGGGCGCGCAGGCCCTGTACCAGGGCACCGTGCTCGTCGACCGCTACCCGGGCCACGCAGGGACCGTGCTGTTCGTCGAGTCCGTCGAGCACCTCCCCGGCGACGTGTTCGACGACATCTGGGCCCGGATCCCGGCCGGCACCCGGGTCGTGTTCACCAACTGGGTCGGCTTCCATCCGATCGAACCTGACGGCACCGGCTGGGACCACATCACCCGCATCGACGACGCGTTCTACGACCGGCTCTGCGAGGGGCACCGGGTCGTGAAACGGAACGGGTCGCACCTCGTGCTGGAGCGCGAGCAGTGACCGTCGCCGTCGTCACCGCAGCGATCCCCGAACGCTTCGGCCTGTTGCGCGAGGCGCTCGACTCGGTCGCCGCGCAGACCCTGCGACCGGACGAGCACATCGTCGTCGTCGACTACGACCGGCGCGACACCGCACAGACACTGAACCGGGCGCTCGCCGCAGTCACGTCCGAATGGGTCGCCGTGCTCGACGACGACGACCTGCTGTACCCGTGGCACCTCGAGACGCTCGTCGGCGCGTCAACACTCGCTGACGTCGTCTACTCGTGGTGCGACTGCGAAATGGGCTTCGACGTCAACGTCCCGTTCGACCCGGCCCGGCTCCGGCAAGGCAACTACATCCCGACCACCGCGCTGGTGCGCACCGAGAAGCTTCGCGAGGTCGGCGGCTGGCCCGACGAACGGATGCAGGACTGGGCGCTGTGGTTGCGGCTCCTCGACGCCGAAGCACGCTTCAAGTACGTCCCGAGGGTGACGTGGCGCTACCGGCGCCACGGAGGCCCGCAGAAGGCCCTGGGTGGCCTGTGAGGGCATCATGACGATCACCAACGGGCTCATCACCGCCGCCGAGTACGGCGCCTACGTCGGCGTCACTCCGCCGTCGGACCCGGGACGCTCCGCCCAGTGGGACGACGCGATCACCGTCGCGTCGCGATGGGTGGAAAAGCGATGCGGCCGCCAGTTCCACGACAGCGGCGCGATCGGGTCGGCCCGCTACTTCGACCCGGTCGGCAAGATCGTGCCGATCGACGACTGCCGGTCGATCACCCAGGTCGCGGTCGACACCAACGACGACGGCACGCACATCACCGTCACCACCGACTACCAAGCGCTCCCCCCGTACGGTCGGGACCCGCGTCTCGGAGCCGTCCCGTACACCGAGCTGCTCGGCCTGTCACTTACGACGTGGAAGTACGACCTCGACCGGCTCGGCTCGGTGAAAGTGACCGGCCTGTGGGGGTGGAGCTCGGTGCCCGACGACGTGAAGCGGGCAACAGCGATCCTCGCTCAGGATCTGCTCCGCGACCCCGAGTCCCAGTTCGGCGGCCTTGCCGTCGCCGGCGAAGGGATCGTGCTCGGCGCCCGGATCCCGGCACGGGTACTCGGGCTGCTCGACCCGTGGGTCCGCCACGACCGTGTCCTGGGCATCGCATGAACCTCCAGGTGCTCCTCGACGACGTCACCGCCGCCCTCGAGGGCGTCGGTGTGTACGTGGCCCGGAACCGGAACGCGAACGTCGCAGGGTTCCCCGCAGCGGTCCTGTCGGTCGACCAGATCACCCCGGCGGCGTGGGGCGGCGAGAACGACATCGCGATGACCGTCACCGTGCTCGCGTCGCGCGCCGACCGTGTCGACGCGTGGGACCAGATGTGGCAGCTCCTCGACGACAACGTGATCATCGACGCGCTCCACCACGCCGACTGTGTCGCAGGGGTCGTGAACATCGACAACATCGGCGCCGACGTCGAGTTCAACGACGGTGTCGCGTTGGGGTTCACGGTCGCGATCACCGCGACCTGCTGATGGCTACGTACAAGAATCCCCGGCAGCTCGTCCGGGCGATCGACAAGATCCCGCGTCAGGTCGACAACGTCACCCGATCGATCGCAGCGAACAACTCGCGAATCGCGAAAGCGAACGCCGAGAAGCAGATCCGGCGTGACACCAACGCCCAGTCGACGGTCACGAACGCCGGGCGGCTCGTCGCTGGTGTCAACGGCCGCCGCCGGCCGGCGGGGGCGAAACTGTCGGTGTACCGCAAGCCGTTCAAAGGCGCGACGCAGCAGAACGCCCGCTACTGGGTGTGGGCCGGCGGCCCGTGGCAGCTCATTGAGAACAAGGCGGCGCCGCACCTCATCTCGCCGGCCGGGTTGAAGAAACTCGCGATCGAAGGGCCGTTCCTGCGGAAAGAACGCCGCAACGCCCGGAACAAAGACCGCGAGCTCATGCCTGGGATCCGCAAGCCGACGCCGCGCGCCGGGCGGAACACCGAAGCAGGCCAAAAGGGGAGGGCCAAGGCTTTGAAGACGCCGTACGGGTACAAGCACTCGGTGTACGCGCCGAAGCGTGCAGGCAAGAAGTCGTGGGCGCGTGCGCTGGACAAGACGCAGCGGGAGATCGCGAACCCGTCTATGCGGCTGCTGCGCGAAGCCTTGGTGCGTGCCTTGTGAGAACCCTGTTGATCGAACCGGGACCGAACTTCTCCGTCGCAGACGTGCACCGTGGCCTGCTCGTCGGCCTCGCCGCGAACGGCGTGACCGCACAATCGTTCAACCTCGGCGACCGCCTGTCGTTCTACACGCAGGCCGAGATCAACGGGGTACGCGCGTTCGCCTATGAGGAAGCGTGCCGTCTCGCCTGCCAATCGATCCGGGCCGCTGCGTGGGACTGGGGCCCGGACATCGTCATCGTGGTCAGCTCGTTCTTCGTGCCGCCCGAGGTGTTCGTGTCGCTCCGCAACCGCGGCGTGCACGTCGTCCTGTGGTGCACCGAGTCGCCGTACGAAGACGAGCGGCAGATCCGCCAGGCCCGCTACGCCGACACCGTCATCCTCAACGACCCGATCAACATCGACGAGTACCGGCAGCACAACCCGCGCACCTACTACGTGCCGCACGGCTACGACCCCGCCTTGCACCACGCCGACGGCCGCACCGACGAACACCCGTTTTCGTTTGTCGGCACCGGCTACGCGTCGCGGATCGAGTTCCTCGAGAAGGCCGAGCTGCCCGCCGGCAGCGTCCTCGCCGGGAACTGGCAGCAGGTCGCCGACGACAGCCCGCTCGTAGCGTTCCTCGCGCACGACCGTGGCGTGTGCATCGACAACGCAGACACCGCCGCTCTGTACCGGGCGTCGGCCTGTTCGTTCAACCTCTACCGCAAAGAAGCGATGTCGCCGACGCTGGTCGAAGGCTGGGCGATGGGCCCCCGGGAATGCGAGCTCGCGGCGACCGGCACGTTCTTCGCCCGGGAACCTCGAGGCGAGGGCGACGGCCTGTTCCCGTTCTTGCCGCAGGTGACCGAACCGGGCGAGCTCGCTGACGTGATCCGGTGGGCGCAAGACAATCCGAACGCCCGACGGACCGCTGCGGCACGTGCACGCGAAGCAGTCGCGGACCGTTCGTTCGCCGGGACCGTCGCACAGTTCCTGCGCCACATCGGCGCGTAGTCCTCCGGCTCCAACTGTTCGCCGCGCGCCGGGGCGGCATCCAGCAATCAAGGAGGCCATCTCGTGGCACGCATCAGTGGAAAGAACGGTCGCCTCTACGCGGCGATCAACAGCGGCGGCTCCGCAGAGCCGATCGCGTTCATCAACTCGTTCAGTCTTCAGGCGACCCAGGACCGTCAAGAAGCGACGGCCTTCGGTGATACCAACAAGGTCTACGTGAGCGGGTTCAGCGACGCCCAGGGCTCGTTCTCGGGCTTCTGGGACGACGCCAGCCGGCAGCTGTACACCGCAGCGGTCGACGGCGTCGCAAGGTCCTTCTACTGGTATCCCGACACGGCGTCGACGTCGCGCTACTGGTTCGGCCAGGCGTTCTTCGACTTCACCATCGAAGAGAACCTCTCCGGGCCCGTGTCCATCTCCGGTTCGTGGGCCGCCGCGTCTGCGATCAACCGGGTCGGCTGACACCACACAGGGGGGAACACACATGCCCTGGCAGATCACCTGGGAAGGCCACATTCACCGAGAAAACGACCTCACGCTCACGCAAGCCGAGCGCATCGAGGAACTCATCGGCGAGTCGTGGCTCAACATCGCACCGTTGCGCTCAGCAAAGCACGCCAAAGCCATCCTCGCCGTCATGCACTCCGCTGCCACCGGCGAACCTGAACGTGCCGTCCTCGAGCGCACCGGGACGATGACCATCGGCGACTTCCTCACGCTCGTCGGTTCCTACGACGACGACCTGCCGACGATGTACGTCGACGGAAACCCTCCGAAGGCGGACGACCGCTAGACGCCTATCTGGTGTTCTTCGCTCGTCCGCCGTTCGGATGGCCGCCAACAGTGACCCGCACGCAACGGCTGCGCGACTTGCGCTTGATCTTGGAATCGATGGGGTGATCTCGTGGCCGGTGCGCTGACCCAAGTCCTGCGGATCCTCATCGATTCCAACAGCGCAGGCGCGCAAGCCGACATGAAGCGGCTCGGGCTGACGGCATCGGAAACGATGTCGAAGCTCGACAAGCTCAAGTCCGCAGCGATGGTCGGCGCCGGCGTCGGCGTCGGCGTCGAAGCGGTCGGCGGCGCCGTGTCAGCGTTGAAGGCCACCGCAGGGTTCGTGATCAACCAGGCTCGCGCAGCGGTCGACCAGGCGTCGCAGCTCGAGCAGGCGCAGGCGTCCGTTGAAGCGGTGTTCCAGTCGAGCTCCCGTTCGGTCGAACAGTTCGCGAGCACCGCTGCGACCAACCTCGGTCTGTCCAAGGCCGCAGTGTTCCAGAACGTCGCCGCCGTCGGGTCGCTGCTTCAGAACCTCGGCTACACGCAGGCCGTAGCGGCAGAAACGTCGCAGAAGCTCGTCACGATCGCGTCGGATCTCGGCGCCGCGTTCGGCCGGTCGACCGAGGAAGCCATGCAAGGCCTCACGGCGTTGCTGCGCGGCGAGTTCGACACCATCGAGAAGTTCGGTATCAAGATCAAAGAGATCGACATCCAGGCTCGCGCGCAAGCGATGGGCCTGGACATGTCGACTGTCGCAGCGAAGAACAACAGCACAGCGATCGCCGCGTTGTCGCTCGCGACCGAGCAGGCCGCCAAGTTCCAAGGATCGTTCGCCGAACGGTCCGACACGCTCCTCGGCCAGCAGCAGCGTCTGCGCGCCGAGTGGGCGAACATCCAAGCGGAGATCGGCGCCCGGCTCCTCCCGGCGCTCAGCGAGATCACGAAGTCGATGCGTGAAGCGCTGCCCGTCATCGCGGAGACGGCCAGCAACATCGCCGAGCTGACCGCAGCGTGGATCAAGCTGTCGAACGCAACCGCGAAGGGCCTCAAGTGGGCTATCACCGGACCCGAGTTCGAGCAGCCGTTCGTCGCGACCGAAAAGAACCTCAAGAAGCTTGAGATCTGGACGTACACGCTGCCCGACGCGCTCGCGCAGGGACTGAACAGCTACCTCGCCAACTTGAACGCTGCGGTGTCGTACACGGCCGAGCAGATCACCAAGCTGAACACCGACGCCGTAAACACTGCGGCGGGGTTGCGCGACGAGGTATTCGGCGCGTTCACCGTGCAGAACAGTTTCCGCAACTCGATCGCGCAGACCGGCGGCACTGCGTCCGACACGGCCAGCAAGGTCGAGCGGGCGTACCGGCGGATCGAAGACGCGCAGCGCAGCGTCGCCGACGCGCAGGCCGAGCTGCAAGAAGCGCAGGTCGCGCTGTTCCTGACGTCGCTCGGTCCGACAGCAGACGAGGTCGCGGAAGCGCAGATCAACGAGCGGAACGCCACACGGGCGTTGACGCAGTCAAAGCGCGACCTCGCGCAGGCGCTGTCCGACCTCAACGCATTGCGCGAGGTCGACAAGGCCGGCGTGATGGATGCCGAGGCGGCGTACATCCAAGCGCAGCGTGACGTGGTCGCCGCCGAACGCGAAGGCGACAAGGTCAAGCTCCTGAAGGCCAACGCCGACCTGATCCGCACGCAGAAGGCGTACAACCAGTCGCTCGACCCGACCACGTCAGACGAATACGGCCTCGCGCAAGAACGAGTCGCCGCAGCGCAAGACGGTGTCCTCCAGGCCGAGATCAACCTGCGCGATACGCGCCAAGAACTGGTCGACGTCACCAACCGCGGCAAGGAAGGCTCCAAAGAGCTCGCCGAAGCCAACAAGGCGGTTGAGGAAGCGTCGCGCAAGGTCGAGTCGGCGCAACGCGACCTCGTCGAAGCGCAAGACTCGCTGAACGACGCGACCAGTCGCGTCGCCGGTTCGCAGAAGTCCGTCAACGACCAGCTCATCGCCGGCGTCTCCGCAGCAGACGGCTGGGTGCAGTACCTCATCAAGAACAAGCGCCCAGTCAGCGAGTTCAACGACGCGATCGCCGAGATCTACAAGTCGTTGAAAGACGTCGCCGACCGTGCCGGGATGACTTCCGATCTCGACACGTGGATCTCTAAGGCGAGCGAGGCGTACGGCCTCGTCAAGAACCTTCAGAACCTTCCGACGGCGCCGGGCGGGTTCTCGTCGGACCCGATGAACGCATTCACGTCGGTGCCGGACACGAAGGTCGTCATGCAGATCGACGGTCGGTCGTTCGGTGAGGTGGTCGTCACCGGACTGCTCGCCTACCAGAACTCCAACGGCCCGATCCCGATCAAGGTGCGCTGATGGCACTGTCCGCGCAGTGTCGCGTGTACGTAGCGTTCTCCGACGGCCCCCTCGTCGCGTCGCCGACGTGGACCGAGGTCACCGCCTACGTCCGCTCGGTGCGCACCTCGAGGGGCCGCAGCAACGAGCTCGACGACTTCCAGGCGGGCACGGCGACGATCGTGCTCGACAACCGCACCCGCCGGTTCGATCCCGATTACTCGGCGGGCCCGTACTTCGGCAACATCTTGCCGCGCCGGCAGGTCAAGGTCGAAGGCGTCTACAGCGGCGTCACCTACCCCATCTTTCGTGGTGTGACGACGTCGTGGGTGCAGGGCTATCCGGCGCTCGGCCGGGACGCGACGACGACGCTGCAGTGCGCCGACCTGTTCTCGTTGCTCGCGACGTGGGAGCTGCCGCAGGACGCGCACGCAGCGGCGATCGAGCCGCTCGCGCCGACGTTGTGGTGGTCGCTCGGCGATGACACGACGGCGAAGGACAACGCCGGCAGCTACAACGCGCGGTACGGGCAGGGGAGAAGGGCCGCTGCTGCGCTGAACCCGGGCGGCGACGGTGCGTCGCGCATCGACGTCGGGGCCAACGAGGCGGTCACGATCGCTGCCCGCAACCTGAGCTTCGGAACGTCGGGCGTGTACACGGTCAGCTTCTACGTGCAGGCCAATTCCGACTGCCAGCTCGTCGAGTTCTTTCAGACGAACGTGCTGGCCGGTAACCAACGTGCCGACATCGACATCGACGGTGGACGGATCCGCTTCTATCAGGGCGGCGGCGCAGGCGCGAACGAGACGGCCACGGCGACCGGCACGGTGCCGGTGGCCGACGGCAACGTCCACCACATCGCCTGTGTGCGCAACGGCAACACGATCACGATCTACGTAGACGGCGTGAGTGACGGGACTGCGACCTCGGTCAACCCGATGCTCACCATGGACCCGCGGTACGTGACGATCGGGTACAAGGACACGCCGGGCTGGCTCGTCATGGACGAGTTCGCGGTGTTCTACGGGACCGCGCTCACGGCTACGCAGATCGGCGTCCTGGCCGCTGCACGCACGGGGTGGGCGGCAGAGTCTGTCGGGTCGCGCATCTCCCGGTTCACCGACCTGCTCGGCGTCCCTGCCGGGCTCGTGTCGTCGCAGACGTCGAGCAGTTCGGTGGGCGCGTACGTGGATGCGTCCGACGCGCTGTCGGCAATGATCCTCGCCGCCCGGTCCGATCAGGGGCGCCTGTTCGTGTCACGCTCCGGCGTGCTGACGTTCGAGGCGAAGACGGACGACATGGGCGCAGCGTCGGCTGCGACGTTCGCCGACGACAGCACTGCGAACGCTGTGCGCTACAGCGGCTTCGGGCTTGAGCTCGACGAGCGGCTGATCTACAACCTCGTCACCGTCACCGGCGTGGACGACGCCAGCCACACGTCGCGCAACGGCACCTCGCAGACCACGTACTCCAAACGGTCGTACTCGGTGCAGACGGCGTTGCCGTCGTCGAACGCGTGCCGTGACGTCGCCGACCTGTTGACGACCCGCTACGCGACACCGTCGACCCGTGGGCGTTCGTGGACGGTCGCGCCGGAGCGCACGCTGATCGGCTCGAGCACGTTGGCGTGGGCGACGGTGCTCGGCCGCGAGCTCGGCGACATCGTCACGATCAAGCGCACGCCGGCGACCGGGTCGGCGATCACGAAGACGGTGCAGATCACGGCGATCGAGCACGACGTCGTACTTCCCGCAGGCCGCTGGGAGGTTACGTTCAGCGGGGCTCCGGCGTACACGGCCGGCTCGTTCCGTTGGGGCACGTCGAATTGGGGCGGCACGGACGGATGGAGCTGAACCATGCCATGGGCTGACCCGCAGGCGACGCACAACCCGGCGACCGGCACGTCGCCTCCCGCAGCGTGGGGTGACGTGGTGCGCGACTCGTTGTGCTGGGTCGCCGGCGACGCCACGTCCGGCAACAGCAAGCCGATGTGTCGCGTGTACAACAACGCGAACCTCAGCATCGCGACGGCGACCTGGACGACCGTCACGCTCAACTCCGAGCGGTTCGACGTCGGCGGGATGCACAGCACCTCGACGAACACCGGTCGGATCACCGTGCCGTCGGGCGGCGCCGGGGTGTATCACTTGTCCGGCCAGGTGCGGTTCGCCACGAACGCAACTGGCATTCGCGCAGTGCGGTTGCTGTTGAACGCGACCACATCGATCGCGCAGCGCAACAGCAGCGCCACTTCAACCGACCCGTGCCACATCGGCCTGGCCTGCGACTACAAACTGGCGGACACCGACTACGTCGAGCTCCAGGTGTACCAAGCGTCCGGCGGCCTGCTGAACGTCGAGTACGCGTCGGCCGAGTCGCCGGAGTTCTCTGCTCACTGGATCGGCGTCGGATGAGCCTCGCCGAGTATCGGGTGCACGACGGCGTCGACGTCGGCCTCGTCGACCCGCTCGCAGAACGTCTCCTGCGGCTTCTGACGCTGTTCGGTGGGCGGGTGCTGATCATCTCCGGCCGGCGCAGCTACGCCGAGCAGCAGGTGCTGTGGGAGCAGTACCTCGCCGGCGGTCCGCTCGCCGCTCGCCCGGGCACGTCGCTGCACGAACGCGGCGCCGCCGCGGACCTGCGCATCGTCGACAGCTCGGTGACCTGGCGCGAGGTCCACCTCGCCGCCGGCACCTACGGGCTGTGCTTCCCGATCCCGTCCGAGGACTGGCATGTGCAAGCGGACCCCGCGTGGGTCGAACCGGAGGACCACGACATGACCCCGCAGGAGATGGCGCACCTACTCGGCTGCACGCTCGACGGTTTCGGCCGCGCCGTCGTCCCCGTAGGCGACAAGGTCTTTCCGCTGGCGAACGTCGTTGCGTTCATCTTGGACGAGGTGCAGCGCGACGACCTGCTCGTGCAGCGCATCAAGGACAAGCTCGACTCGTGACACCCGAGGCGTGGACCGCTGTCGGCGTCATCGTCACGGCCCTGTCCGGTGTGCTCGTCGCGCTGATCAAGGCACACCGCTCGACCGAGCAGCTCCGAGCGGAGAACACCAGGCAGCACGGTGACAGCTACGACCTGTTGCAGTCCATGGACAACCGACTGCACCACATCGACCTCAAGCTCGACAGCCACGGCGAACGCCTCGCGGTCGTCGAGCAACACCTCAAGGAGCAGCAGTGATCGCGAACCAAGCCACGCGTGCGTGGATCTACCGGGTGCTCGTCGCCGTGCAGCCGCTCGTCGTCGCCTACGGACTCGCCAGCAGCGAACAAGCCGCCATGTGGGCCGCCGTCATCACTGCCGTGCTCGGCGCCGGCCTTGCGACCGCGAACACCTCGACGAAGCCGCAGGAGGGCTGAGCAGTGGGGAACACGATTTATAACATCGCCAAGACCAACCTGTTGGACGACCTGCTGTCGACCGACATCGCGTCGGGCGCGACGTTCAAGGTCGCGCTGCTCGAGGGGTCGACCGCACCGGACCCCGATCACGCCACGGTCGCTGCGGTGCTCGCCGCTGCGGCCGAGCTGACCGGCGCCACGGGCTACGCGGGCGGCGCCGGGGGCAGCGGCCGCAAGACCGTGACGTTCACGGTCACGACCGACAACGCCAACAACCGGTCGGACGCAACCACGGGCACGGCGTCGTGGACCGGCACCAACACGGGTACCGTCCGGCAGCTCCTCGTCTACCGGCACGTCTCCGGGTCCGACGACACCCTGAACATCCCGTTGTTCTGCGTCGACACGACAACCGGCCTGCCGCTCACCCTCGCCACGTCGCCCGCGACGACGGACATCACGATGAACGCTCAGACGTTCCGGGTGGCGTAGACCCGTGCCCGATCAGAAGATCTCGGCGCTCACCGAACTGACGAGCGCCGACACGGCGGACCTGCTCGAGATCGTCGATGTCGGCGACACGACGATGGCGGCGTCGGGCACCAACAAGAAGATCACGGTCGCGAACTTGAAGACCGCGGTCGGCGGGTCGGTCGCGACGGACGCGCTGTGGGACGCGAAAGGCGACCTCGCTGCCGGCACGGGCGCGAACACCGCATCGAAGCTGACGGTCGGCAGCAACGGCACGTTGCTCGTGGCGGACAGCGGAGAGGCGACCGGGCTGCGGTGGGCCACGTTGTCCGGGCTCGTCTACGGGCTCGGCGGC